CCTTCCTCGGCGACGCCCTTGTTCAGGCCGGCCTGGACTTCGCCCTTGCGCATGTGCGCCTTGAACGAGCCGACATACTCCGGGTCGGACTTGATGTCGCCGATGACGGCGTCGCCGGCGCCGTTCAGCTTCAGGGCGGCGACTTCCTTCGAATGGTCGTCGACGGCGGCCTGCATGGTGCCGATCGCGGCATCCAGGCGGGCCAGCTTCTCGGTCAGGACGACGTCGTCGACCTTGGCCTTCAGGCGTTCGTCGTTGGTCGACTTGAACTCGGCGAAGGCCACGTTCAGCGCGGAGATGGCGGCCGAAGCGTCGGCGCGGACGGCGCCGCACAGGGCGCGGGGGGCGTTGCCCATGGTCAGGGCGGCGATCGCAGCGATCGCCATGGTGGTCTTGGTGGTCATGTAGGTCCTAGAGCGCCGAGGGTTAGGCGCGGATGGTCTTGGTGAGATCGGCCAGAAGGGCCGTGAGGTCGCCTGCATCGCGCTCGGCGGGTTCAGGGGCTGCATCGCGCGCGCCCCGGATGGCGTTGACGCGCGAGCGCGCATCCTCGCGGGAAAGGCCGGCCGCGATCAGCGTCCGCTCCATTCCGCGCAGTTCGTTGACCCGGCGATCTTCCGATCGAGCGGTGTCGTCGATGATGGTTTGGTCGGCCGGCAGAAGGCCGTGGGCAAAGCCGCCGGCGATGGCCTGCGAGCCCGATAGCCAGGTCTCGTCGTCCAGCATCTTGGCGATGACCTGGGCGTCCATGCCTGTGCGCTGGACGTAGACATCGGTCATCGCGGCGTCGAAGGGCTCCAGCCATTCGGCCAGGGCGCGCAGGTCGTTGCGGTTGCCGTAGCTGGAGACCCAGCAGTTATGGATCATGAGGAAGGACGCGGCGCCGATCTCGATGCGGTCGCCGGCCATGGCGATGATGGAAGCGGCCGATGCGGCCATGCCCATGACCTTCACCGTCACTTCATGCGGATGCTCGCGGAGCACGTTGAAGATGGCGATCCCTTCGAACATATCGCCGCCACCGGAGTTGATCTGGACCTCGACCGGACCGCTGATCGCGCGCAGTTGAGCGGCGACCTTCTTCGCCGTGATGCCGGCGCCGGTCCAAGGGTTCTCGCCGATCTGCTCGAACATGGTGATGACGTTGTCGCCACCGGCCAGGGCGCGGACGCCGGCAGCTTCTTCGCCCCAGCGCTCGAACACGGGCATCGGGGTGAAGGCGTGGACGCCACGTCGGGCGGGGAGGGGCAGGGCGGCCGGGCGCTCAGCGCGCACGGCGCCGCACAGGGCGATGGGGTCAGTCTTCATTGGGTTGCTCGCGCAGCGCCTGGGTGGCGGCTGGGGCGGCCTCGGTGTTGTCGGTGGGCTGGGCGGTGGCGGGGACCAGGCCATCGCCGTCGGCGTGGCGCGGCATGTTCAGTAGCTTCCGAATCTCATTCGGCGTCATCCAGGGGCGGTGCCCGCCAGCGCCGGCCGCCTTCGCGAAGACCTCGGCCTGCTCTTTCGTCGTGCCGTTCAGCAGCGCGTCAGGGTTGAACTTCGCCGAGAGGTCGGGGTCGTGATCCAGCAGGGAGCGGCCGATCGCTTCTTCCCAGGCGGTGAACCAGGCGTTCAGCGCATAGCGGACGAAGCCCGTCGACAGTTGCTCGATGCCCGAGCCCCAGGACGTGTCGTCGACCATCGCCAGGGAGCGCGGCACGCCGAAGACGCGGAGGATTTCTTCGACCTGGAACTTGCGGGCTTCCGCCGACTGGGCGTCGCGGGCGTTGATCGCGAGGGGCACGTAGTCGGCGCCGCCTTCCAGGATCGGCGTGGAACCGGCGTTGCTGTGACCCTCGTGGCGTTCGCGCCATTGCGCGGCTAGGCGCTCGAAGGCTTCAGTCGAAAGTTCCTTCGGAACCTTCAGCGCGCCAGTGGCGAAGACGCCGGTGCGGAACATGGTCGCGACAGCGCGTTCGGCGCTGATCGCGATACCGATGGCTTCGGCCGCACGCTTGACGCGGGAGACGCCGTCGACGCCGTTGAAGGTCAGGCCGCGCAGGTGCAGGACATCGCGCGGGTTGAGGCGCGTGCGCCGGCCGTTTTCAGGCGTGTGGAAGTAGACGGGCTGGAAGTTGTCGGTCAGGTCGATCTCGACCCGCGACGGCTCCAGCGGCCAAAGCGCGATAGGTTTGCCAGCCGATCGGACGATCAGCGCCACGGCGCCGTTGTCCTCGGTCAGGGCGCGGAACTGCATCAGCGCCTTGAACTCGAAGGGAGTCTGATACTCGTTCGGCCGGCGGCGGAGCAGGCGATAGACGGGGTCGTCCTTCGCCTTCTCGGTGTCGCCGTTGTCGAGTTCGCGGTGCACGTTGAGCGGCAGCATCGCGATGCTGGAGCAAATCAGGTCGACGCAGCGGAAGACGGTGGGGTTCTTCAGCGCCTCAGCGGTCGTGACGACGACGCCGGATTTGCTGGTGTGACCTCCGCGCAGGAACTCGCCGACAGCGGCGTCGGTCAGGTCCGCAAAGATGGCGGCGTCACCGGTGCTGGCCTGGACAATGGGGGCGGGCGCCGGGGCGACGGACGCACCCAGTAGGCGATCGAAAAAGCCCACGCTTAGATGAACCGCATGGGTCGGGTTTCGTAGACGGACTTCACCGTCTCGACCTGGCCCATGGCCGAGGCGCCGACGGCCATCGCCAGGCTGATCAAGGGGTCGATCTTCTGCGTCGCCTTGTTTTTATGGAAAAATTCGTTGCCCATGGGGTCGATACCGACGGCCGCCGACATGCAGGCGGAGATCAGGACCGGGTTCGCCAAGAGCCGGATGCGCCCGTCGAGGATCAGTTCCTCCAGGCGCAGCTTCGACTTCGGCATCCAAAGCCCCTGCGGGGGCTCGCGTCCTGCCGCCTTGGCTTGGTCGGTCAGTTCCTGTGGAGGTTTGGATGGGCGCTGCGCAGCTTGTGGGTGCGACGCCTGGGTGATCTTCAGGCCCAGGGCCTCGATCTCTTGCGCCAGCTTGTCCCAGACGTAGCGGTCGAAGGCCAAGAGGCTGATGGTGTAGGTCTGGTCGACCTCGGCCAGGTAGGCGGCGACGTGATCCATTCGGATTCGTTCGCCCGCCACGGCGCGAAGCCAGGGCCTGCGGCCCTCCTCGGCGGCGATGTCTTCGTCGGCCCAGAGGACGTAGGGCGCCTGGTCCTGCTCGGCCCGTTGGCGGATGTTGTCGCCGGGCGTCCAGGCTTCGATCCAGGCGTCATAGGTCGGCATCTCGATCTCGCCGACGCCGTCAGGGGCGGGGCGCATCACCGTGCCGGTTTCGACGACGTGGGCGACGGCGGTCAGGTCGCGGTGACCCGAGAGGTCGACGCCCAGGGCGACGGACTTGCCGGCGTGTTCGGCTGGATCAAAATCGGCGAGCACCTTGTTCAGGGTCTCGCGGCCGATCCAGGCGGTGTCGGAGTCCGTCCAGACGCAGAAGTGAAGACGCAGGATGCCGTTGCGCTTGCCCGGCATATTCCGCGCCTGGTTCACCGATTTCGCGATGTCTTCAGGCTGGAGGATGGTGCCCAGTAGCGGGTTGGCTTTGACCCAGCAGGTTGGGTCGTCCAGGGGCTCGTCGTCGTTGTCGAGCGCGCAGACGTAAGAGAACGCCGAGTCGTCGATGTCCTCGCCGACGTAGGCGTGGTCAGGTCCAGGGGTCATGGTCCCGGCTGCGACCCGGACGGCGTGGGTGTGTTCGTCCCAGCAGACCGATTTTCGGTCCGAACCTGAGTTGGTCATCATGACCAGCAGCGGTTGGCGGCGGAACTTGAAGCCCCGCTCCAGAATTTCGATCGTCCCGCCATCGGGGTGCTCGTGCACCTCGTCGATCAGGGCGAAGTGGGGACGCGGGCCAGAACCCGATCGCTTGGTCTCGCGCGACGTGGGACGGAAGAAGGACCCCGACTGAAGGTGCGCGATGTTGTTTTCGCGCCCGGCGCCGCCACTGAACTCCAGCCGGCTGGCGAGAGCAGGCGATTGGCGGACCATCTTCACTGCGTCGGCGAAGAGGACGCGGGCCTGGTCGCGGGTGGCGCCGGCGGCGTAGATTTGGGCGCCTGGCTCGTTGTCTGCGTGCAGGCCGTAGAGGGCGATCCCGCCCATCATCGGCGACTTGCCGTTGCCCTTGCCCATCTCGATGTAGGCGCGGCGGAAACGACGGACGACGCCGTGGGTAGGGTGGTTGGTCTTCCAGCCGAACAGCGACCCCAGGATGAAAGCCTGGGACGGGTCCAGCAGGAAGGGCCGGCCGTCGAACTGCCCTTCGCTCAGCTTCAAGACAGTCTCGAAATACCGGAAGACGTGATCGGCGGCGGCGAGGTCCCAGATCAGGCCGCGAGCGGCGCCTAGCTTCAGGTCGTCGAGGTGACGACGGCAGGCGTTGCGAACGTGGGGTCCGGCGACGATGTCGCCCGCCAGGACGGCCTGGGCGTAGGCGGTCGTGCGGTCAGGAGAAGAAGTCGGCGGCGGGGTCTTGCTTTGACGCGGGCGCCGCTTGGACGCGGGATCGGGCAGAGGGAGTCATCCCAAGTTCGGCGGCGGCCTTCATCAGGTCGGCAGCGGCCTTGTTTCGGATTCCCAGGCGCGGATTCATGATCACGTTGCCGCTGGCCGTCTCGATCGTCAGGCCCTCGTTTTCAGGGTTGGCCTTGGCGTCGGTGGCGAGGATGCGTTCGGCTTGGACCAGCCGACCGAAGGCGGTGCAGTAGACGGCGAGGGCGCCGAGGTCGGCCACGGTGATCAGGCCAGACGCGACTAGGTCTTCAGCAACACGATCCCACTCAGCGCGGGCGTCGGGGATCAGAAATTCAGGCGCATTGAGGCGGCCTGAGACTGGGATAGGTTCGTTGGTGTTGAGTGGGCGCTTGCCCGGATTGGCGGTGACCAGTTTCAGCACCGTCGGCTTCGGTTTACGGCCGCGCGTCATGAGCGACCCCCGGTGTTAATTTCGCGGTTGTGAGTTTTCTGAGCCCCCGCCGGTCCGTTCGAAAATTTTTCTAAAACTTTCGATACCCCGTGGTGATTCATGCCTGGTTGGCGGGGTGTCGGGGGTCGCGGGGGAAGCCGTCAGCGTCGACGGTAGGGCAGAAACCAAGGGCCTCTTCGCGCTGCTTCACTCTGGAGTGGCAACGGAATGGGTCCGCATCACAGAGCGACTGAAGTTCACCCTCATAGAAGAGGGTTGGATCGCCTCGATGCGGGACGACGTGGTCGGCGACCGTGGCGGCGGTCGTGCGTCCGTGAAGCTTACAGGTCCGGCACAGCGGCTCGGCTGATAGCTGCCTAGCGCGGCGTGCTTGCCAGCGGGCTGTCTTGTAGAGGCGACGATACTCGGTTGCGTCGGCGCTGCGCTGGTTGCGACGGGTGGATGCCATCGGCCTGGTGATCGGAAAGTGGGGGAGCGACGAGGCGGAAACCCGCCGATCGGCGGGGCGCTCGTTGCCCGAACAACTTTCGCGCTGTCCGGCCTCGTCGCTGTTCGTCCCCCAAGAGAAACCGGGGACGAAAAGGAATGTAATTTATGGGTGCGCCGCTCGTATGGGCACCGCTCCGCACTCGGCCCCGTCCGTCGATTTTCCATCGACTCTGGGGAGTGAAGCCACGCCAGCACGAACGCCGGTCTCTATTAGAACTTAATGGCTGTTTTCGGGGCCGCGCGGGGGCTGCGGCAAGGTCAGACTTATGGCATAAGTTGGCTTCAATGTCAAGATTTTACGAGTCAAATCAAAGAATTCTCGTCTATATCTACAGTTGATTGTCAACTATCTCGCGCCAGCATCGTCGCTCTAGGCGCGAACCTCCAAGAGGTCGCTGAGACGAGTCGTATAGGCCGGCGACTTGTTGTTCGCGCGCGCGGCCCAGGGCGGCGACTGGCGGATGCCGCCGGGCTTGATCGTGCCTCGGCCGAAGCGGGCGTTCAGCCCATCGAGCGCCATCATCAGCTTCTCGGATCGGTCGGGGTCAATGGTCGGCAGCAGGTCGCGCGGCGCCTCTGACGCCAGCACCAGATCGGGCAGGATGACGCCGGCCTTCGCGTATTTCAGGCCTGGGCGCCACATCGAGCGAGCGGCCGTCACGGCGTGACGGATCAGGGCCAGGCTGTCGGCGGTCGGCTCGATCTCGAACGAGCGATGGGCGTTATACCAAGGGTCGTCTCCATGCGGGTTGGTGTGGAAGAACACCTGCATCGCGCACGCCTCCAGGCCGTGCTGGCGGGCCTTCTCGGCGGCTCGGGACGCGTGGGCAGCAAGGGCTTCGCGCATGTCCGCCCAGTCCTCTACAGGGCGGCCGAAGGCGCGTGTCACGCTGACAGTTTTCCGCTGCGTCGGCGCCAGGCTGGGGGGCATACAGGACAGCCCGTTCAGTTCGGCGTGGGTGCGCTGGCCGGTGACGGTCATCATCTTCCTGACCGAGGCCGAGGGCAGGGCGGCGAACTGGGCGACGGTGATGATGCCCTGGGCGTTCAGCTTGGCCTGGGCGGCGCGGCCGACGCCCCATATTTCGTCGACGGGCATTTCGGTGAAGGCTTGGCGCCGTAGGTCCAGGTCGCTGAAGTCGGCCACTCCGCCAAGTGCAGTGGCGGTCTTGGCGTATTTGTTGCCTAGCTTCGCGAGGGTCTTGGTGGGGCCGATGCCGATGCAGGTCGGGATTTTCGTGACGCGGCGCACCTGGTCACGGACGCGACGGCAGTAGTCCGCGCGGGCGAAGGCCGTCAGGTCCACGAACATCTCGTCGATGCTGTAGGGCTCGACCCGCGCGAAATTCTCGCTCAGCACCTCGAACACGCGCCGGCTCATGTCGCCGTAGAGGGCGTAATTCGACGACATGGCGATGACGCCGCGAAACTCGGGTCGGCGCTTCGACAGGTGCCAGACCTCGCCCATCTTGACCCCCAGGGCCTTGGCCTCGGCCGACCGGGCGATGGCGCACCCGTCGTTGTTCGACAGGACGATCACCGGCTTTCCGATCAGGGTCGGGTCGAAGGCCCGTTCGCACGACACATAGAAGTTGTTCCCGTCGACCAGACCGAACATCACACGTCGGTCCTGACCAGGGCGGCGATCATGGCCCAGACCTCGGTGTCGTCTGACACGGGCTGGGCGACCTGGTTCGCGGGCTCCAGCCACCAGGCGCCGTCCTTTTCGGTCAGGACGGCCAGGACGACGTCGCCGTGGAGGAAGGCGACACAGACCTTGCCGGTGCGCGGCTCGGCGTCCGTGTTTACGACCAGGATGTCGCCGGAATGGATTCCGCGTGCCTTGAGGCCGTCACCCTTCACCCGGACCGCGAAGCGCTGCGGGCGGCGCAGTTCTAGCAGGTCAGCGAGGTCGGGGACCGACTCGACATGGTCTTGGGCCGGGCTTTGGAAGCCCGTCGTTTCGTCACCCTGATAAGCCCTTTGACCCATCTGTTACGGATGAGATCAAAACGAGAACAAATCAAGCGGAGCACGAAAACGGCGCCCGTGATCCACAGGGGCCGTGCGACCGGTTTTGACATGCCTCAGTCGGCGGAGGTGGTCATCGTAGTGATTGAGCAATCCGAGGTGTCCACCTGGGCTCGTGCGGTCTCGGTCCGTGTGGTGCCGAAGCCGTTCTCGCCCCGAAAAGTGATCATAATCTCGTCCGTGTCAGGATCGGTCTGCGTCGCCACCTCTTTGAACGAGTCCGGGTTATGAAGGCTGTTGCGGACGGCCATGGCTACGGCAAGGCGGCAGTTTTTGATGTCCTGCGGAATGGGTGAGGTGGTGTCTTTAGATGCGCCGCTTGCCGGGTCCAGGCCCGCTAAGACTTTGCGGTTCTGCGCGGTAATCCGATCGGATTCAGCTTCGCGCGACATCCGGTCCGATAGGGCGATACCTTCGGGCGTTGAGAAATAGAATTGTGATAGATGCGACAGGGTCCCTATGGAAACGAGGATCGCAACCACCAAGCCAGCGTAGAGCGGCCTCCAATGGCGCCGCAGCTTCTTGAACAGCGGTGGAAAGTGAATGATCAGAGCCAGGATGATGGCGACCATGCCGACGCAATATGCGATCATCGGAGCGCCATTCATCAAGGCGCGTGGTATCCAAAAGAGGCCCATCACCGCGACGATCAGAGTAACGACCCAGACCGACCATTGCAGGACGGTCAGCAAAGCGTTGATGATTCTGGCTTTCATGGTTCCCCCTCGTGGGAGCCATAGCAGCGGTATCAGGCCGTTTCCAGCGCGTCCGTCTGTTCGAAAAGGGCGTTCCGGACCGCCGCCAGTTGGTCTCGGAAGGTGCCCTTCAGGAAACCCGGTTTGCGCGGCGCCTTTTGGCGAGGTGTGAAGTCGAAGTCGCCGGCCGCTTCACGGGCGCGCAGATGGTCGACGATGTTGACGCGCCATCCGTCGATGACTTGGGGGCGGATCGGTAGGGCTTCGCCGGTGGCGGATCGGATGATGCGCCGGACGGCGCCCGAGCGCGTGGCGGCCCAGATGTCGGCCGGATCGATGCAGCCCACGAACAGAATGCCGGGCATCAGGGGATGTCGGACCTTCTCCTTACCCTTTCGCGTCCGGCGCTGACGGATTTCCTGGGGAAGGTAGATGTCCAGGTCGGTCATGGTCTGAAGGTCGTGGAGGGCGGCATACTCGCCGCGCGGCCGCGTTTCGATCGCGAACCAAGTGATGGTGGTCATGGGAGTATTCTCGGCGCCTCGGCTGGGCGCAACACTCGCCAGGACCGCGTACAGGAGCGCGGTTGAAGGGCGAAGATGTGGGGTAACGGGGAGTCTTTTACCTACCAGAAAACCGTTGAATTGTCAAGAAATCCGGCTCGGAGAGCGGCACACTTCAGTTCGGCGACGACTCAGGCCAATCGAACGCTGTTTCGTGATCGGATTGTGATGAAGAAGCTGAACATCAAAGTGGTCGCCGCTGTGACCGGGGTAGCCTATGTCGCCTGGGGCCTTGTCGTCTGGGCGTCGGCGAAGGGCTGGAACCCGACTGGGACCAAGTGGGACTTCACAAACACCGGTGCGCTGGGGGACTCGTTCGGGGTCCTTGGCTCCACGATGGCCGGCTTGGCGGCCCTGTTCGCCATGCTTACCTATCGGGAGGCTGCTGAGGAGAATGACCGGCTACGGCAACGTCAGGACAGGATGGATCAAACGGCGGCCGAGCCATCCTTCTTGAGCCTACTAGAACGCCGTTTTGAGATCAGAGATCAGGTGACGATCAAACAGGTGGATGGGGAGCAGGCGATTGGGTTGGCGGTGCAAGCGGCTGGCGGAGCGGTTGACATGGAGGACCCCGAGACTGCTCGGCGGGTTTATTCCGACGCCATCATGAATTACGCAAACCTACCCCAGTACTTCCGGTTCAACTATCACCTGCTCCGCTATGCGCTGGAGCAATTCGAAAAGAGCGACGACGTAGTCATCACGAAAAGGTCAGTCAGCTATAGGTATGCACGCCTTCTGCGTTCACAGCTTTCCGACAATGAAGCCATTCTGATCGCCTTGAACTGCGTCTATGGTGAAGGGAGGCACAAGTTCAAAGGTTTGATCGAGAGGTTCGCGCTGTTGCACAATGTCAGCGAGGAGCGCGTCGACGGTTTCAAACTCCGTGACCATTTCGCAGACAGCGCCTTTGGTCTGCCGGACTAACGCTGCCTCCGACTCCAGCCGATGCCCGGTCATGACGTTGGCTGGTCTGTCGTCATGTCGCCAGTCGACATCACCTCGGTCGAAATTGTGGGCGATTGTGTGAAGCTTAGCGCAGGACGAAACGCTCTGGCCGCACCGCGTTGAAAAGCGGCCGGGCGTCCTGAGTGGGGTCCAGCCATTGGCCGAAATCGGCGGGGTCCAGAATGACCGGTGCGCGTGTGTGGTAATCCTTCAGCCAGCCATAGGACGGGCCGGTCAGAATGGTGAAACTGCTGAAATCGCCAGCGTCAGACGTGACCACCCGATCCCAGATTCCAGCGAACCAGAGCAGCTCACCGTCGGCGCGGGTGAACCTGTGCTTGGTCTTCGCCCCTGGGGCGCCGGTCCACTCGAACCAGGCCGACGCGGGGACGACGCAGCGGCGTTTGGCGAATGCGTCGCGGAAGGTTGAGGCGGTCGCGCAGCCTTCCACGCGGGCGTTGAACGTCGAAAGTTTGAAGCCGTCGTCTGCGCCCTTCGTGGTGTCCATCAGGGGCTTTTCATTGCGCCAGTAGGGCACGAGACCCCAGCGCATCTTCTCGACCGTCCAGCCCCCGCTTTCGATCCTGGCTGTGGCCTGGGTCGTGGTGGGACGGACATCGTCGTTCGGCTCGAAGTTCAGCGGCAGCGTGTCGACACGGGCGTGGGTCGATAGGGTGGCATGGATTTGCGCCCAGGAAAATTTGCCCGTCGTCTCGAACCGTCCGCACATCTTCAGGTAGCCCTTTCGGCGGTTTTCCTACGGGGCTAACCTATCGTCGTTTTCTGATTGTGGGGAGGCTGGAATGGCCGACTGGGCTCTAGTTCTCGGCGGCGCGGCCGTCGTCGGCGTCTTCACGATGTCCTACACCCTGGACCGGATCGCCAAGCGGCTTGATCGTGTCGAAAGGGCTGTCCAGGCGGTCTACGAATATGCGCAAGAGGTCGACCCGCGCCACGACGAAGAGCGGGCGCGTCTTGATGAACTATTTGCCGGCGACGGTTTGTTCGCTGGGATGCATCATCGCGATCTAGTCAACGCGAAGCGCGCTCGCGGAGAACGCACCTTGCACGATCCCCTTCTGCAGGACGACGAGCGGTTCTGATGGCGCTGAAAGGGCGATCCTGACCTTGGTGGAATCCTGGTGGAAATATTGGTCTTGATCGGCCAATTTTATCAATAAATTCAATGATCGTGTTGGTTTGGTAGGAAACCCGTCGCCGCCTACCATCACCAAAAAGGCCGCCGGGCGAACTCGGCGGCCTTTTTGCTGCTCGGTCGAAACCTG